TAGCGTCGTTGACGACCCACGTGTGGTTGAACCACGCGCGACCGCTGTCCACCTGAATGGTGAGACTGTTCGCGTCCTTCATCCTCGGACGGAAACCGTTCAGAGCAGTCGCGTAGATGCCGTCGTGAATAAGACCGTCGAACATTCGCCCGAAGTCCAGCGCCGAGTACTTTCGGTCTCCGTCCTTGGACGGGTAGAAACCAGAGGTAAGTGCCATTCTCCCTCCTCAGTGGTGCCAGGCCGAGGACTCGTCCGGCTTGGTAAATGTGGGATAGAACTTGTCGCCCTCGGACTCGGAGGAGGAGCGAGTGTACTCGGTGAGAATCGCCTTCTCAGACAGACCGTGACCGTTCTCGAGCTGAACCAGGTCGCCCATGAAGAAGTCCTCGCCGTAACGGTACATCGTCGTCATGTCCGCCTCGCCGGTGTATACCGTCTTCTTGCCGTGCTTGTAAAGCTCGTCGTTGCAGGCGTCCTCGATCTTCTGCAGAACCTGCTCCTTGGACATCGTCTGCTCACCCAGAACCGAGTATTTTGATCCGTTCCTGTCAGAGCGAACGCCGGTCATCTCGTTGATCTGGATGTTCTGGAGATATCCCTCTCGGCGCTCCAGGCCCGAGATGCCGATTGTCTTAGAGTTATTGGCGAGCTGCGTCTTCGGCTTTGTGTCGCCGTACTCGTGCGCTTCGCCAACGCTCTGGCTGCTGACAAGGCCCGAGTAGATAACGGACTTGTAATCCGCAACGGACTCGATGTAGGTTGCCTTCGACAGGTTGTCCATCTTGGGCGAGAAGATGACGGGCGACCGCTTCGTCTGCGACCGCGTGCGGTCGAGCCCTTTGTACACATATCCCCACCAGCGGAAGGGGTTTCCGAGCTCCAGGTCGATTGCGAATCCGCCGCCGTAGTACCCGAGAATAGTGGTCACGATCTCGTACAAGCTGCCCTCAAGCGTCGACGAGAGATCGATCGAGTACTGACTGAGCCGAAGGTCTGAGCCCGGGCCAGCGGGTTTGCTGTGCTGCTCGGTAACAGTCGTGAAACGGCGCTGCGGAAGCTTCATCTCGGCTCCGTCTCTTCCACGAAGAACTTCCGTCGGGAGATCCTTCGGGTTCGCCATCCATCTCAGCCACCCCACGTGGCGAGGAAGTGTCGGCTTACGAAATGCAAACGCATCCGCGACCAGGGACGTAATGATGTTGTCGCCGAAATCGTTGAAGCCTCTGACGTAGTAGAACCAGGGGTCATCGCTGGAGCGGATCGGCCCTACGATACGTCGGTCGAGAATGGACTCCAGGGATCGCCCTGTGATCTTGATCTCGCTGGCTTTGTTGTACTCCTCTGTCCACTCGAGCTGCTCGATAATCATGAGCTTCTGCGACTCAGGGGTGAACAGATATGTATCGAGGCGGAACTTCTCGTAGTTCTCGTAAGTGCCCGGGACCACCAGCTCGAAGTCGCCGTACTTGTTGTAGCGCTCCGTCCAGATAACCGACTTGTAGTCGTCAATCACGTACGCCAGGTTAAGTCCTTTGTCGAGGACGGCTAGATACACTATACCCCCTGGTAGAGAATATCGCGGGACAGGGACACCTTGGCTCCGCCGCCGACATTGATCGTGTAGTAGAGACGGTTCTCTCCCGGATACAGCATGAGCCAGTCCGAGTCGATATCGAGAAGATGCAGCGCCTTCTCGGACTTGCCGTTTCGAATACGCGTGACTGCCTTGTGGCCCACACGAGTGTTGATGTAAAAGCGATCGCCCGCCTTGGCCGGCTGCGTGGTAGCCGCGTCCGGGTGCCACTTGGTTGTCAGAGTCAGGTGCTGACTGCGAATGTCATCGTAGATCGTGATCGGGGTGGCGTTGTCCTTGAGTATGTCGATCATGATTGTGAAGCCCGCGGGAACATCTCCGCCGTTCTCCAGAATGACGGAGGGCAGCCCGACAGTCTTCGAGAATATGAGCGTAGGACTCTCCGAGAGAGGCGTGTCCTCCCAGTCGAACTCGAACGCTGCGTGCTCCTGCACGAAGGGGAGGTAGTTTTGCGTGTCCTCAGCGCCGTCCGACCAGTAGCCGTCGGGACAGATGAGGACGGCCTTTATGGCCTCCTCCTTGGAGAATATGTCCGGCTCGCTGGACTCGACATAGCCCAGCGTCTTGACGACCCGAGTGTCCGTCCGCACGATAATCGTTACCGGCTGCTTGATCGGCAGAAGGTTGTAGATCCGGTGCCGTGCACGCTCGACCGTAGGAACCTCGAGCGGCAGCAGGGTGAGCGTGATGGTTCTCATACCCACCCTGCTGCCGTTGAACATCGCCGAGTCGGTCAGAGACAGCGCTGTGGTGTTGATCGTAGCCTTCGCCGGGCCGAGGCCGTCGATGGACTTGACCAGGATGCCGGTGTCCTCCGGCTTGTCAATCTCCAGCAGCAGGCCCTCTCGGTCTGCGGGAATGAGCTCGATAGATCGTATCACAGCTTGAATATCTCCTCTCGAAGACCAACCAGCTGGCTCCGCGTCTGACGGTAGATCTCCGCCTCAGACAGTGCCCTGGGCGAGGTGTTGTACTGGTTGAAGATGACGTCGCCCTTCGGACGATCGCTGTCATTTTGACGCTGCGGCTCGGGGGCTGTAACGCTGTACGCAGAGCGAAGCGCCTCGGCCCTGGCAGCCTCCGCGGTAAGGTTCGGAGAAGCCCCGAGACCGTTGATCGCCTCCTTGGCCTTGTCGACCTCGGACAGGTCCACCACAGGCTTGATCACCGGAGGCTCCTGGTTGCCGAAGAGATCGATGTTCTCCGGATCGATGTCCAGGTTCTTCTCGAACTCCTCGGAAACGGCCTTCGCCGAGTTCTGTGCAGCAGCAACCGTCTCGGAGGAGTTGTCGGAGATACCCTTGGCGAATCCCATCATGGTCCACTTGCCGAGCTCGGCGAAGCGCCGAGAGGGCGAGTGAATGCCCAGGTAGGACTTGAGCCGGCCGATGCCGGCCTTCGCACCGGAGATAAGTGCGTCTCCGATCTTGTGCGCATTGTCCCTGACGCCCTGCTTGATGCCGTTGATGATATCGCGGCCGAGTCGAGTCAGAGTATCCCAGATACGACTCCCGAAGGAGGACGAGTAGTCCTTGAAGCCCGTGACAAGCGCGTCAACAATGTTCCCGCAGGCGTCTCCGACGGTGCTGGAGTTATTCCGAATAGCGTCAGCGAACCCGTTGAGGAAGTTGATCGCGATATCGAACGCCGTCTGGATGATCACCGGAAGCTGCTCGCTGAACGCGGTGGCAAGCGTCGAGATGGTCGACACCGCCTGCTGTACAACGTCCGGAGCGTGGTCCTCGATGCCCTGCAACCAGGCGATAATGAGCTCGGCGCCCTTCTCGGCGAACTCAGGCATCTTGTCGATCAGCACCTGAATAAGCGCGAGAAGCAGATCGAACGCGGCCTGGATGATCTGCGGAGTCATCGTTACGATGACCGTGAGAAGCGTCCCGATAAGCTGGATGCACATCTCACCGAACGCGGGGAGCGAGTCGGTGATAGCTCCGAATATGCCGATCAAGAGCGCCCCGAGACCATCGCGAATCGCCTGCATGTTCTCGCCGAGAACCGCCAGGAAGTTGACGAGGAGACCGGCGAGATTCGTGCCGAGAATCGGCAGAAGCTCGATCATCTTCGCCAATATGGCCACACCCGCTGCACCGTTCACTGTGAGCAGGGTGAGACCGGTTGCGAACAACCAGACGCCCGCCCCGGCCAGAGCGAAGCCCGCACCAAGACCGATGAGAACCAGCGCAAGCGCACCCAGTCCAACCGCAGCGCCAACAGCCAGATAACCCGCGGCAATAATGATGCCGAGAGCACCCGCCAGGATAAGGAGGCCGGTAGCGGCCTTCCTGAGCGGAATCTGGCTGAGGATGACCAACGCCGGAACAAGGAGGGATATGGCGGCAGCAAGCGCAGCCAACGCGACTGCGCCGCCGATGCTCCCCGAGGCCAGATAGCTCGCGGCGACGATAATCGCCAACGCCCCTGTCATCTCGCCGAGGCCGATCAGATACTGCTGCCACGGCATCGCGGCGAACGTCGCAATGATCACCGCGACCTTGCCCACAGCCATAGCCACAACAAGAAGCCCTAGGGCTCCTACCGTGGAGAGCGGAATATTGTCCAGCAATATCGCGACGCCCATGAGGATCGCCAGGGCGCCAGTCATCTCGCCGAGCCCCACGAGATACGTCTTCCAGTCCATCTCGCCGAACTCTTTGATGACCGACGCGACGTTCTTGAGGGCGTACGACAGGATGAGGAACTGGATCGCGTTCCCGATAGCGTTCTTCCGCGGCGTAGGCACACGGTTGAATATCATCAGAATCGCGATCATGATCGTGAGCGCCGCCATGCCTTGCAGCAGCTGAGCGAGAGACATCTCGCCGAGCTTGGCGACGCTGTTGACCATGAGGCGTACTCCGGCGCCCAGCAATATAGCGCTCACGCCGAGCGCCATGAGCGAGCCCTTGTTCTTGCCGACATTCTTGGACGTCACGATGAGCATGCCGAATATAGCAGCGAGTGCGGCCGTCCCGGCCAGGATCTCGGGCCACTCCATGCCGGCGACGACGCGCAGCGCCCCCGCCGCAGTTGCGACCGCGATACAGATCGCCACCATAGCAAGCGCCCCGACGAGCATGCTCGCGTTGTCCTTGAGCGAGTTGCCGATCGACTCCGCGGACGCCGTAAGGCCGGCGAATACCGCGATAATGGCCACCGATACGCCGAGGAGCTTGTCCGCCGGGATCTGGGCGAGCACCCACATCGCGGCCGCAAGCACCAATATGGCTCCGGCATACATCAGGATCTGCTTGGCCGTCTCGGTCTTCGCCTCCGCCTCCAGCTTCTTGGAGAAGGAGGTGAATACGCCGCTGAACTGGTCGATGGCGTTCTTAACCGAGCCGATAAGATCCTTGATCGAGATGAACGTCCCGGAAATGGCACGACCAGCGGTGACGAAGCGAAGCAGGCCGCTGATAACGCCACCGATGGCGAGTGTCATAGCGGCGACCTGGTGGTGCCCCGTGAACCACGTGATCGAGTTCTTGATGAACTCGCCCAGACCCTTCAGAGCCGATCCCGCGAAGCGAGCCGCTTGGTCCGCGAGGAACCCGAGCGCCTTGCCGACGGCCGTAACGCCCTTGCCGATAAGGCCTGGAAGACCGCCCCAGCGGTCCTTGAAGTTGTCCCAGCCGTTCGCAATATGCTCGCCGATGCTCATGTTGCCCCAGAACTCCTTCAGCGCCTTTCCGGCGTTCCAGAGGTGGGTCCCGAAGCTCGACAGAGCAGCGCCGGCACTTGCCAGCATTGCCGTGAATGACGAGGTGTCAATCGACTTGAGGGACGAGGCGGCAAGCGTGATTTGGCCGCGGAAGGTGCTGGTGTCCACATCCGGCAGCGACAGCTTCGAGTCGTCGCCGGTGAGGGAGTCCATGAGGCCGTTCGTGAAGGCGTCCTTCATGTCCCGGAAGGCCTGCTTGGTCTTCTCGATCCACTCGATGACCGTAGGCATCTTCTCGGTGATGTTCGCCTCGGTCTTGTCGCCGAACTCCTCGATCTTGTGGTTGGTACCGTCGATCCAGCTGGCAAGTTCCAGAATATAGGGCGAGAGCTTATGGGCCAGCTTGTTGCCGGCCTCCCAAGCCTTGCGCCCCATGGCGGAGACCACCTGAGCGAAGGTGATGACTGGCTGAGCGGCCTCCTCGACCTTGTCTCCCAGATCGACGACGTCGCCTGTAAGCACGTTGACCGCGCCGCCGGCCTCGTCCGTCTTCTTGAACGGATCGACGATCGCATGGTAGATGCGGTCGAAAGTGTCCTTGATCGTCTCCCACAGGTGCTCGACGCTTCGCTTGAGTACACCCATGGGGTAGACGAGTCCGACGTAGAGACCCTCTTTGAACTTACCAGCGATGCTGGCCGCAGCCGCCAGGTACTTGTGCATCACCTGAAGCGCAGCGGTGACCTTTTCGGCGCCCTTCGCACCGAGGTCGAGCGTCTGGTACCACTCCCGGAAACGGAGAAGCTGGTACGCGATATAACTCGTGACGTTGAGCAGCACGAAGCCCAACCACTGTATAGCCTTACCCGCGACTCCTGCCGCAACGCCGAGAAGCGGTCCTATCGCCTCCGCGATGTCCTTGACGATATCGATGCCGAGACCGAACAGCCCGAAGATGCCCTGGAACGTCCGCCGAAGGTCGACGAACCGCGGGTAGCCCATGATGAGGTACGCCGTGAAATCGCCGAACGCCTTAGTGATCCGTGCGAGCCCCTCTGCGGAAGGACCGGAGAATGTCGCGTCCCAGGCCTCCTTGATCGCTCGCAGAGGCATCATGATAGCGTCGAAGAGGTTCTTGAGTCCGCGAAGGACGTCCTCGCGGCCGCCGAGGTCGACCCATGCCTGGAGGAGCTCGTTTCGAGCCTTCGACGCGTTACTGAGAACCCCGGTAAGGTAGTTTCCGATCCCCGACCAGAGTTCCTTGGCCTGCTCGAAGTCGCCGAAGATAATACGCCAGGTCTGCGCCCAGCCCGAGCCGAGCTCCTCCTTCAGCGTGTCGATAAGCTGCGAGAAGGTCTTGATCTTCGTCGCCGCATCGTTCGCCGTCTCGGCGAACTTCATGATCTCGTCGGTCTGCTCCTCCGTGTACCCCATCTCGATGATCTGCTCGCGAGAGAGATCGCCGGTCATGAGAGTCAGGGTCTCGAGCATGACCTCGGAAGTGAGCCAGCCCTCCTGGAGAGACTCTCGGAACGAGCCCTGCTTCGCGATGGCCTCGTCAACCGCCTGGCCGTGAACTCGAGCGGTCCGCTTGAGCGCCTCCTGCATCTGCTCGCCGCCCATGCCGGCGTTCTGCACGGAGTTCCAGTCCATCAGCCGCACAGTACCGGAAGCGATGGCCTGCGAAAGCTGGTACATGGCTGTGGAGGCCTGGGCCGCCGAGGAACCGGATGCTGCCGCCAGGTTGGAAATACCCTTGATGGCACTGACCGATTCCTTCAGCCCAACACCGGCCGCCGTGAAGGTACCGATGTTGCGCGTCATCTCGCCGAAGTTGTAGATAGTCTGATCGGCGTAGACGTTGAGTTCGTCCAGGGCGGCGTTGACGGTGTTGATGTCCTCGCCCTTGGACGCAGTGTTCGCCAAGATAGTCTGAACGGAGTTGAGCTGAAGCTCGTACTCCTCGAAACCCGCCTTGGCGGCGTCAATGGTGAGGGCTTTGACGAGCTCGCCGCCGACGCTAACAGCCTTGGCAGCGATACCGCCCAGCGACGCGACGCCCGCTACCTCCATCAGCCCCATGTTAGAGATAACATTGGCCGCGCCGGAGATAACATCCCCGAAAGTCAACCGACGAGCGGCTTCCGCAACATTATCAATGCCCTGCGTAGCGCCCTCAAGACGAAGCGAGGAGTCAAGGGACTGAATACCCGCCTTGGACTCTCGGACACCGTCCATGAACTGGGCGTTGTTGAACTTGAGACTTACGACTCGCTCGTCAATGGTAGCCATTAGCCCCTCAGCATTCTAGATATGCGGCTCTCAATCTCATCGAACACCGGCCGCATAGCCGGATTAATATAGTCCCTGCCGTGAACGTATCCTCCCGTGCCGGTGCCGTGCCCGTACTGAAGAATTATAGCGATCGGAACGCCGTTCACAACATTGGAGTTCGTCCACGTGAGCGTGACCCCCTTGGACGAGGTCTTCGCCTCGAATCCCCAGGACGCCGCCGTCTTGCCTGTGCGAACGGGGGTGGCGGCCGACAGCGCCTCGATGCCCTTCTCGCCACACGAGCGAAGAACATCGGCGACGCTGCCGGCCTCCATCTTGTCCATCCACCGTTTGGTAGCGCGGTAGTCGCCCTGCCAAGACAAGGACATGGAGGGCATGTCAGGTCTTCCGCGGAGCCGTACAAGCGGTCATGAACACGCCACCCTCCGCCTGCGAGAACACACGCACACTAGAGTCAACGGCACGAATCGTCGTGTAGCCGCAAATATTCCAGTTGTTGTCGAACAACGGCGCGTACGCGTTCTCATAGACGGTGATGTTCTGCGGGAGCTTGCCGAACCAGTTCCAACCCCGCTCGACCTGAATCTCTCCCCCATTCGTACCACCGATAACAGTCACCTCGGTGAGGCTGAATACGGCCCAGAGGCGCCTGTTACCTGTATCACGAGGACCTGTGACGTATGCGGGAGCGAAGTTTGGCGAGGAGAACCACTTGAGCTTGGTCTCGTTCGGAGTATCCTCGAGCTCCAGTTTATAGTAACCCGGGTAACCCGATGGTTCTGTAGACAGCGTGACCGGCTTGCTCGGCCCCTTGTCGCCCACTGGACCCTTGTCGCCCACTGGACCCTTGTCGCCCACTGGACCCTTGTCGCCTGGGGTGCCGGGTGCGCCCTTATCGCCAGCAGGACCCTTGTCACCCACTGGGCCCTTACCGCCTGGGGTGCCGGGTGCGCCCTTATCGCCAGTAGGACCCTTGTCACCCACTGGGCCCTTACCGCCTGGGGTGCCGGGTGCTCCCTTATCGCCAGTAGGACCCTTGTCACCCACTGGGCCCTTACCGCCTGGGGTGCCGGGTGCGCCCTTATCGCCAGCAGGCCCCTTGTCGCCCACTGGACCCTTGTCGCCCACTGGCCCCTTGTCGCCCACTGGCCCCTTGTCGCCTGGGGTGCCGGGTGCGCCCTTATCGCCAGCAGGACCCTTGTCGCCCACTGGACCCTTGTCGCCCACTGGACCCTTGTCGCCCACAGGGCCCTTGTCGCCCACAGGGCCCTTGTCGCCCACAGGGCCCTTGTCGCCGGGCGTACTCGGATTTGTCGGGGGAGGCGTTGGCATAAGCTCGGGGGCAGTACTTACTGTGCGTAGAACATCCGCGAGCAGAATTGTCTCGCCGCTCTTAGGGTAGACGGTAAGCGGGTCGAAACGCTCTGCCCCCTTGATGAACAGCGAGATCGTGTAGCCATAGCCGTTCGGACGAAGCTTCGGGTTATCCGAAGCGGGAACGGTTACCCCCCTCGTGCCGTTGACGACCAGGTAACCCTCGGCGTCCAGCGTTCCACGAATCGGACGGGCCGATAGTATCTTGCGCCCGTGGTCCCCGAGGTACGAGACGTTTCGAACCTGCGGAGATATGAGTACGGTACCTTCAGCCGGGGTAAGGTCGGGAGCGACACCCGCATCAGCCCCATCCGCATCGAGATACGCGATCTGACCAGCGACCGTCGCGTATCGAAGGTCCTCGGGCCAATCCATTTTGACCCTCAGGCCTCTGTCTTCTTGTCGTTGTTCTTGAGCAGCTGGCGGATCTCGTTCAGCTGACCATCGAGCGACGCGATGTAGTGCTCGATATCGTCCAGGCGATTGTAAACGCTCTTCTTGCCGCCCTCCTGCAGAAGGCGCTCCACCCGCAGAAGAGTATTGTGGGTCTCCTTGACCTTGTTGTAGAGCTCGCCGTCGAACTTGACCCCCTCCTTCCCGGGAGTCACAGCATCAGCGATAGCACGAAGATAATCGACAGCAGAAGGCATGTTGAGCCAGTCCTCTTCAGTAGACGATTCGGAAGGTGTTGAGCCGGATGCGGCAATGCTCAGTACGTCCGGCCGGTAGCAGACATTAAGGTCCACATCGCCGTCGTAACCCGGAATTCGACCAGTGGCGGAGTACTGCCACGCGAGCAGCCACCAGCCGTGACCGAATGGAGCGTAAGGGCAGTCCGGAGTGCGCAGCGAGTCAAGATCGCTAGACGGGTATCCCGCAGCCCAGAGCCAATACGTCTCGGCCACGCTCTCCCAGTCGTAGGCCTCGGCCACACTGGCGGACATGTAGATGTAGGGCTTGATCCCCGTGCGGCGAGTAACCTCGTCGAGGAACTGCTTCGCCCAGTCGACGTTCCACCACGCCGTACTGTCCTCCCAGTCGAGGTACAGGAACGGCTTGTACTTCAGATATGGCTGGATCGCGTTGACGAAGGTCTCAACCTCCTCCTCGACCGAGTTCCATCCCGGCCACGAGAAGTGGTAGAAACCCAGACGCTTTCCGGAAGTGAGAACGCCTTCGGTGTGCGTAGTGAAACTCGGATCGATGTAGCCACTGCCCTCCGTGGCCTTGACAACTACGAAGTCCGCGCTCGACTGCGAGATATCGATGCCGGACTGGTGGTCCGAGATGTCGATTCCGGTAACGCGGCCACGAGAAGCCTGCGGCGCAGGAGCAGGCGCAGACGCGCCTCGCCAGCGCAGGCACGTTGTCCATGCGGCGTTCTGCGTGAACGGATGATCCGCGTAATTGATAACACGCGTCTCGAAGCCTGTGTCGTCCTCGGTCGAACCATCCGCTCCGTAGGAGCCGTAGATATCGCCCATCGAGTCAGACCAGGCCTCTGCCAGATCCGGACTGTCCGGGCTGAACGAGTCGTCGCCGTTCCTAACGACCATGACGACATGACCCTTGGCCAGGATAAGATCGCCGACGCAGAACCCGCCCGGAGGCGTGCTCCCAGTCCAGGAGTCGCCGATGTCGACGAACCCGCGAGCCTCGGCGTCCGCTACAAGCGATCCTGTCCAGGTAGACCTAGGAAAGTGGGCATACGGCTCGCCGCAGTTGTGGAACGCAATATTGTACGCGTCGGCGACCCCAGCACTGCAATCCATCTGTCCCGGACCGGTAAGCCATCCGAGCCAGTTGGAGTTGTCGAACGCCTCGTGCCGTCCCGGCTGGCTGTATCCCACCCCGCCGAAGTCATTGGTGCGGCACCAGTAGCGCATCTGACTGGCGGCATACTCGTTTACCTCCACGTCATCCCCTCGTGTTCATCGCCTTCCGGCGGGCCTCGTTGATTCTTCGGTACTCGTTCGCCACATCCGCAGCGGATCGCTTGTTGTCGGGATTCGCCTTGATGCCGGCGATACGAATCAGTGTGAACAGGCGATTCAGGTGCCAGCGCTCGCACTCGAACGGAATTCCAGCAGCAACCATCCAGTAGTAGATGAGCTCGGACGTCACGATCTCGTTCGAAGCACCTTCTCGCCGATCACCCTGGAAAGTGGTCGCGGTCATGGGCTTGTTGATGTACAGTTGAACCGCAGTCACCGCATCCGCACCAAGATACTCGTACAGACGCTCGTCCGCGCGACCGACTGTCATGCAGCGAATATAGTCGAGCGTCTCCTCCTCGGACTTCTGGTCCTTGGTAAGGAATGGCTTCTCCCACTTCGCCTCCCATTTTGACAGGGAGAGAAGAGAGTGCTCAAGCCGAAGAGTCCCTTGAACAGGAGCGAGAAAGACCTCGCGCTCCTCGTCGAAGAACTCTTCGCTTTCAATCTTCAGTGTGAGCATGGTGTGTCCTTGGGTATCCCCCC